GCCAATTCATGTTAGCTGGGCCCAAATTGGTTAGCGTGCTACTTGAAATAACATTTTTAGAACTATCTTTCCAAATTATTGCAGGTATAAAGCTATCTCCCGAAACTGAAGACAAGTCCATGTTGTTTTTCATGTACCACGAGAAAGTATAAGTTGTGCCAGCGCTGACTGGAATATCGCTTGCTACAATACTCCAAGCTGTATCACCAGATGTTTTGTATTTTACCATTAACGAGGCACTGCCATGGAAGGCGTCATCTGTTGTCCTTTCTATATAAAGTAAGTTGTTTAGAATTGAGACTGTCCAGCCTGAAAGGTCTGTTTCAAAGCTTGCTTGGTTCTGAGAAAGTAGGTTTGTAGTAGAAGGAGTATTTCCCATTATAACGTTAAACCCTTCCAAGTCTCCTACAGAGATTACACCGCTGCCTTGGCACGGCACTACTCCTTTGTCTGTTGCGAAGTCTGTTAGCGTGTTGCTCCACCTTGTTATGTTTTTAAGTCCTATGTGGTCTCCTACTCCTGCTACAAAAAGTTTTAGTGCTTCTGCAGTCTCTAAAGGTAGCGGTGTGGTTGTTATCTCCCACTTTCTTTTTATTGCTTGACTGAAGTTTCTTGCAGAGCCACGGAACACTCGCTTTATCCCGCCTAAGTACTCTGCACTTTCTTTTATTTCCCTAACCTCAATTGGCCATCCGTTTAAAACCAAAAATGGCATTTTCTCTACCTCCTTTTAGTATTCAACTATTACCGAACCCGTTTTCACGAATTTTTTCCTTTCAATTATCTTTTGCAATTCTTTCCAGAACTTCTCAGGGTCATCTGTTGCGACATAGACGTTCTCAATTGTTATTGTGTCTCCACTTTTTATAGTAGCTTCTGTGCTCTTTTCGCTGTATCCACTTGTTAACTGCATAGGCTCCATTGCCTGATACTTTGCAAGCGCTACTTTAAAGCCTTGCGGTGCGTTAAGGAGTTTGTCTGAGAACTCATCTAAAGCGTTGTTTGCATTTGCAAGTGCTTCTGCCTCTTCATACGTCATCTCTGCGAGTTTCTTAAGTCCTTCTTCAACAGGCTTAGTATCCGCAAGACCTAAGTGTATTCCTAACCATCCAAGCAGTGTGTTTATTACGCTTGCTATTGCATTGTATATATTGAGCATTGCAAGCATTACGTTTCCTACAACAAGACCAAGGAATTTGAAAACAGGGAAGAGAGCCTTCATAACTGGTATTAGCGCCTGCCCTACTATTTCACCAAGGAATTTAAATGGATACAGGAGAGCGTTTATAACAGGCTGTAAGGTTTCTAAGAGCGAGTTCATAAATGCAGCTTTTACATCAAGTTGCTGCATAATTGCAGTAAATATCGAAAGGGGAGAAAGAGGCTCTATAAGATTCTGTGCAAAATTCATTAAGGCATCTGCAGCTTGTGAGCTAGTTTGCGCCAGTACTTCTAAAATCCAGCCAGCTACTCCCCCCATACCACCCTCTGCAGTCCCTTGCGCCTGTTGTTGCAGCTGTTTCTTCTCCGCCTGCAGTCCCTTCTGCGCCTGTTGTTGCAGCTGTTTCTTCTCCGCCTGCAGTCCCTTCTGCGCCTGTTGTTGCAGCTGTTTCTTCTCCTCGCCTCCTACTCCAAACAGAAATGTTCCTGGTCTAAGGCTCTCCCATTTTTCTGCAATTTTATCTACGGTATACTCTGTCCCTGCCACCAAAGAAGCATTTAATATTTCAAATAAATCCAATGTTTTAAAGACCAAGTCTGGGATTATTGAACCACCTACAAGTTCCATATAAAGTTTGTTGTATTCAAGCAATAATTTCGCTACGAGTTCAATAGTTTCTTTAGAGACGTTTATTTTTGCTTGCTTAAACAGCTTAGATATCTGCTGTACCGTGGTTGGTAAGTCTTTGCCAACAGCCTTCCTTAAGTCTGCAAGCCAGTCTGCCCCAAAAGTCTTTGTGAGTTGTGATTTGGCTTGCGCCCCTAGAGCATCTCCAATTTGTTGCCCTATATCTTTATATTTTTCTGTTTTAATTTGCCGAATCTGTACACTGAAATCCAAACCTAACGTTTTTTTGAGAACGTCAGGAGTGTTTTTATCTATCCATTCCATTATTTGAAGCAAAATATCGTTCCACCATTCCCTTATTTTAGAGGACACGTCTGAGACAAAATCTATCGCAACGTTTATTTTTTGTGTAAAAGAATTTTTGAAACTTGACCAAGCATTGTCTACGTCCTGTTTGAATTTATTCCATTTGGTCTCCCATACCTGAATTAGATTACTAAGCGCAGTTCCAACAGATTTTATTAGGTCCTCCAAGACCCCAGGTAGTTTTATAAGAGCATCTTTCACATAATTTACAGCATCCCTGAACCCTAAGAAGTTTGTAGTATAAGCTGTTATAACAGCGCCAAGAGCTAATAAGGCAATGCCAAGAGGGCTACCACTTGCCACAATTTCCCCTAAAGACTTAAAAGTATTTACCAAGTTATTTACAGTGCTTATCATACCCGAGATAGCAAGTAAAGCAGGCCCTGTAGCTGCAAAAACAGTAGCTATCGTTACAGCTGTTTTCTTAGTATCTTTATCTAAGCCATTGAACCAATCTGTGACTTCCTTTATAGTGCTTGAGACACTTTTAAGAACTTCGACAAAGGGTGGGAGCACGCTTTGACTTAGTTCTAAAAGGGCTGTCTTTGTAGTAGCAAGGGCTTGGTTCAAAGTAAATTGCGCAGAATCTGCAACAGTGCTAAAAGCTTTGTCTACTTCAGCAGGTGTTGTTTGAGACATCTCTGAAAAGATTTCTTTAACCCTTTCACTATTTTCTCCTGTTAAGGCAAGAGCACCTACAAGAGCCCTTACATTTCCAAAAAATCCTCCGAATCCATCTCCAATAAGGATTGAAGACCTATCTAAACTCTTTGCTAAAGCCTTTTCTTCTTTTTGAAGGTATTTTAGCTCTCCTGCTGCTGCCTTGGCTTCTTCTGAGTTCTCTCCATATGTAGCCTTGGTCTTTTCAAGCTTTTCTTCTGCTTGTGCAATCGCAGACTGTAGTTTATAATATTCTGCCTGCATATTCTGTAGTATACTTGGTGCCTTTTGAAACGCATTATTAATAGTGTTTAATGTGGCCAGTAATCCCTTTTCTGAAAGTTCTTTCTTTACCCCTTCTACAGAAAGCCCTAATGCTGCTAAGGCTTCTCTTTCTTGTTGTGTAGGCTGTAAAATTGTTGTGAGAACTCCTCTTAAAGCTGTTACAGCTTCATCTGCGCTCAACCCTGTCAAAGTCATTGCAGCGATAGCAGCTCCGACTTCTTCAAAACCTACCCCAAGTTGTGCCGCGACTGGTACTACTCTACCTATAGAGCCTGCTAACTCATCTGCTTCTGCTTTACCTAACTTTACTGTATTTATCAACACCGCCGTTGCTTGTTTTGCTGTAAGCCCACTTTTGGCATAAGCATTTAGAGCAGAAGTTAAGGCATCTGTTACTACTTGTGTATCTCCTAAGCCTGCTGTAGAAGCCTTCGCCGCAGTTTCTAAAACATCAATTGCCCTGCTTGCTTCAATTCCAGACGACGCTATAAAATACAAAGCTTCCGCAAGTTCTTGGGGGCTTTTGCCGACCTCAGTCGCCATCTTCTTTATTTGCTTTGCCCACTCATCTGTTTGTTTTTGCGACGTTCCCGTTAATGCTACAATCTTTTTCATAGTGTCTTCAAAAGACATTCCTGTTTTTATTGCTTCTTTCCCTATAATGGAGAGGGGGAGGGTAAACGCTGCAGAAAGGTCACGCCCCAGCCTACCCAAGTTTTTACTAAAATCATCCAGCATCGACTGTGTGGTACGTATTTTTTCTTGAAACTCGCTTATATCTGCACCTATCCTAACATTAATTTCTCCTACTTCAGCCACCTAATCTTCTCCCTCCCCTTTGTCTCGATTTTTGGAGTTCCTTATCCTTTATGCGATAGTAAGCCTTCCACTCCGATATCTCGTATGACGATATCTTCGCAAGCAGTTCCGAGACTGTCATCCCAAGCTGTTCTGCAAGCATGAAATAGAAGAGGCGTTCTGGGTCGGTAGCTAGTTTTTTTCAATTTTCTCCTCCTCTATCTTTCCGACACCAGAGAGCCTCATTGCCACAGTTGTTATGCGTTCTATTGCAGTAGCACTCTTTTTCATAAGCTCGTCCCTGTCCGTTTCCTCAAATACTTGTTCTTTTGTATCAGGGTCAAAGGTAGAAAGAATCACAAGAGAGGCATAGAGCTGTGCATAGTCTATCTTTCTTGATACGTCTGTTGCCTTAGAAAGTAGCTTTGCTCTTGCCTCTCCTGTAAGACCTCGCACAAGCACCTTAACACCCCATTCTGGTACCTCGACAATTTCTTCCTGAATGTCGTTCGCTTTTAAAATGTTCTCTCTTAAGCTCACAATATCCCTCCTTCTACTAGCCATAATAGATTTGTCCGTCTGCAACAAAATCCAAGCTTTCTTCTACCAAACTGTCTGCTGCTACTTTTATGCTGTCCTTTGTAAGATATCCGTAGAATCTGTATGCCTTGCCGCTTTCAACGTTTAATTCAAAGCCAAGTAGCCCTGCAAGGTTGTTTAAGAAAAACGAGTCTGCCCACCACTGCGACAAGCTCCCAGAACCTGAACGATACGTCACAACAAACTGCTTCCACTGACTGCCGAACACTGTTGCATCTTGTGTTTCTGCGTCTACGTCTAAGCTCCATTCTTTTGCTTGCGCTATCTGTGATACTGGAATGTAGTAGCCCGACACAGTTACCACGTCAGTAGGTTGCAAGGCAGTTGTGAAGATTATCTTTCCGCCAGGATACTGTACCGTAAACCCTGTTGTTATTATGTTCCCATTCTTTTTAACGGTCACGGCGTAGTTCCTGCTCCAAAATCTTTTTGCTTGGTTTGTGATTGCATACACCTTGTAGTCAGACGAGGCAGTTGTCGCCTCGTCAGTGAAAGATACAGGAGTACCGCTTGCTATGTAGACGCTTGCGTTATAACCTGTAAATACTGCCATCTACATCATCTCCCTTAGGAAGCAGTGTATGTTAGTGCGCCAGTACCTTTAAACGAGAAGTCTACCTCTACTACACCATCTACGCTTGATTTTACGGAGATTTTTTCAATTATTGCTGTACCGCTGTAGTTCTTGGTGCTGTCAATGTAGAACTTAATTGTTACAGTTGTACCGCCTAAAAGTGCGTCTTGTAGTGCCTTCTGTCCTGCAGTGTCTGTCATGTCCCATCTACCAGAGCAAGAACCACTCCATTCCTTTAAAGTTGCAACGTACTCCTTCCACTGGTCTCCAAA